CGAGGGCCCACCAATTGTCCGCCTATACCGTGAGTCGCTATCCTTGAGAGGCCGCCGCCCAAACCCATAGCCGTCCCGAGCCCGATTCCTTCGCGTTCCTCCGGAGACTTCGCAGCCGCCGAGAAAGCGGCATCGTATGCTGCGCCCGAGAGAACACTTTTGAGTGCTTGTGGAGTTTCCTCCAGAACATCTTTGATGGCCTGCGCGGTGTTGCTGGTGACGCCCTCAGTAAGTTGTTTGCCGAGATCGGTTCCAGCCTCGGCAATCTTCGGCAGAGCTTTTCCAATCTTACCGACTCCTTCCGCCGCAATCACGCCAGCGGGCCCGAGAAGGTGCGCCGCGATATATTTTCCGGGAGTTGTTTCCGCACCCTTCGCCGCCCATCCCAGCGGCTTCGCGATACCCTCAGCGGCTTTGCCAGTAAGTGTAACCAATTTACCGACGGCTTTAGGGGCCGTCTTTGAAACGAAGCCCCCGGCCATCTGACCGGCTTCTGCAAGTTCAGGCACAAGCTTTAGTCCCGTCTTCGCCGCGGCACCCGCGCCCGCGAATGCGAGAAATTGAAGCGGGTCTGCCCCGGCCATCGAAGCAATCTTCTCCGGATTAACTTTGAGACCTTCCTTCTCAACTCGGTCAAGCGTCCTGCCCGAGAGAATTCGTTGAGTGAGTCTGCGCCGGTCAATCTCGTCCTGTAGGGCCTTGTCTTTTTCTTCGGGAGAATAGGCCGAGAGGGGTTTGACAATGTTTTCTTTGAACACGCGCCGTGCAACCCATTTCGCCAAGTCTTCGCCCTGATAGCCGAGTTGAGTCCCGGCCATTTGTAATTCCAAAATGTTTTCAGCGGCCTTCGTTCGTGCATCGGTCGTATCGCCGCCAGCCGCTGACGTAATTACGTCGATATGATTCTTCGCCCAATCTAAAATTCCTTTGCCCAAATGACCGATTGCGGTGGCAACAGAACCGACAGAAATTCCTTCGAGCGGGTGTTTCTCGCTGTATTGCCACACGTCCATGAAGGCGTTCGCAACCTTGTCGCGGACGGCAGGGTCGTTCTGCACATCAAGAGGCGACTGCATGAACAGGTCCACCGGATTGAACGCTTTCTGCTTTGCCGCTTCTGCGAGACCCGCGGCGTCGAAATCGGTGATGGGATTGAAGGGCTGTCCAAGAGCGTGCGCCTCCTTTAGATTCTTGGGGGCCTCATGATATTCGGTGCCTTCCGGGAGATTAACGGGACTGGCGGCGTCCTGATACTCTGTTCCCTCTGGAAGCGTTATCGGCGTCCCGGGCGGCAGCGCGGGGAGTTGAGTGAAGTCAGGGACAGAAGGGTCAGCCGGCTTAGGCTGGCCGGTAGCCCGGCTAATTATCGCGTCAATCCGAGGATTACCCACAGGATTCCCCGTAGGTTCGGGTGCCGGTGAAACCAAAGGCGCACTCGCGGAGAAGACAGTATTTTCGTTCGCCATCCCTTAATAGTTCCTATTTTCACGGCTTCTGTCCACGACGTAACCGCTTTACGGAAGCGGCATGAAGGTCCCGTCGCCGAGGGACTTTAGGCGTCCCTGTTTGGTTACGATGACCTTGTCTTTGGGGATGGGAGTCCCCTGAGAGAAGGTCTTGGTCGGGGCAGCCGCCGCGTCTTTAGACCCAGACTCCCCGCCTTGCTGTAGCTGGCGGAGCGCCGCGGCGCGGGTGCCTTGAACTTCGGACATTCCGCCGGTGTTCAAAAGTTCTTCCTCATCATCCGTGAGTGAATCGGGATTCTGCTTCTTGGCCAGCTTCAAACCATTTAACACCGCCGACGACTTGCCCGCGATTTGATTCTTGCCGAGAGCAATTAAAGATTCGATTTGATTATCTGTCAGGGGATGGTTGCCGGTCGCTTTACCGATAATGCTTTTAACTCGGTCTGAGAGATTCGGATTAGCAACAATATGTTCCCAGTTAGTAACGACAGAACGAGGAATCGTGCCCTGCGCTTGGTTCTGTTGCAGTTCAGAAAGCGTATAGACTAGCCCGCGTTCGGCTTCTAATCTCCTTTGGACGGATTCTGAATCAGTGCCTTCCTTCGCATCGTGGATTGTGTTGACGATATTATGAAAGGCATCAATGTTCCCCTTATTACCTTCCCATATTTTGAAACTATTGTTCTTGTCGAGAATTTTTTCTCGTGTTTCGCCGATGTCCATCCCGGATTTCGTAATAGCCCCCAGGTTCGGGTCGTATGAACTGACTGGAGCACCCGACGGCGACACAGCGCCGTGGCCCGGAATTGGAACGCCTTTCTCGGGGTTCGCCGTAGGGTCTGGGGTCTTCCCCGGCGGGGTGCGCCCCGGAAGCATTGTCATCAAACTCCGATAGTAGGATTCCCCCGGACTTCCGGCAGTGATGTCCACACCAAACTTATTAAAAACCTTTTTGCCCTTCTTTCCGGACGCATCCTGCGTCTCTTGGGTGCGGGCGGGGTCGGGCGTCAAGCCTTGCTGCGCCAGTTCCGACATATAAATCGGAGTCTTGAAGCCTTGACCGAGTTTGCCCATCGCCTGAAAGTCTGGGGAGCCGTCCACTTTCGTAGGCACGCCAGAGTGACCGAACCACGGACCGTATTGCTGGAAAGCGTCAACGCCGCCGTTGAAAACAGTATTCCATTTCGAGCGTTCAATCTCCCATCGCTTCGCTTCTGTCGCAGGGTCCGAGAGCGTCAGTTCATTATGACGCGCCTGGATTGCATCCGGCGAAACGTACTCGCCCAACTGTTGAAGAAGGGCTTTGTTCTTGGACTGCGCCACGTCGCCGATGCGACTCACGATGTCTTCTTGCGTGATGAATCCTTGTCGAAAAGCGTCCACCAAATTCGAGACCGCGTTTGAGTTGAGCGTGTTCGGGTCCGCCGGTGTAACTAGCGGAGTAGCTTGCACTCCAGCCGAAATCACCGGCAAATCACTTTGTCCTACTCCTGGCATTGTATATCTCCTTCGTATTGTGTTTGGATGTTATCTAAGAGAGGATACCGGCTGTGTCTCGTTATACACGGCGCGGGCTTGGGATTTTTGTAGCGGTGTCATTCCCTTATAAAGAGAGTCTCTCCCAGCGTCGAACCCTTGATTATATTCACCCCTCTGCCTCATTCCAAACCCGCGAGGGTTTCCGCCGCCAAGATAAGGAGGAAGACTCGGTTTCATCGTCGAAGGCTGAGCCGCAGCAACCGCCGGGGGCGGAGTAGCGCCGAGCATCCGGCCATAAAGAGCCGCAGCCGCCGGTGACATTTCTCCACCGACAGAGTTCTTGACAAGAGACTGAATGATGTCCGATTGTCCCGCAGATGGTTCGACACTGGGATTTGCAACTTTCGGCATACTGCCCCAATCAGGAGCAACAGGCCCGCCGGTGCTTGGAAACAAAGATTGGGTTGTTGCAATCCGCTGCCCGGTAGCTGGACCGCCACCGCGCTGAAAAGTTTGAAGATACGACTGGAGAGAATTTCCAGACCAACCATGTTGAGACGCAGTCGGAATTTTTACCGTCGCGGTATTCCAATCAGGTTGTGCTGTTGGCAACGTAAGATGCACCGGAACGGGATTCGGCTGAATATATGGCTTAGGCTTGTTTCCTCCGCCGTTTCCGCCGCCGAAAACAGCCGCCGCTAATGGATTGGCAAAATCAAGGAAACTCATTATCAAAGTCCTTCACCTGCGAAATCTTCTGTGCTTCCGCCTCCGCCGCCATCACCACCAAAATCCCCGCCCCCCGAGAGGTCGGTGCCCGGGGTGCTGACTTTGGATGAAAAAAGATTCTTGATGTCAGAATATGCGCCGGGAGCCGCGCGGGTCGCGCCGCCGATGGCGTTGCCCCAGATAGAAGCTTGGGCGAGTGCGCCCTGCGACGCAGCATTCGCCGCGCTTTGCGCGAGTTGATTAGTAGCTCCGACACGGGCCATCCAGATGTTCGCGATGTCCGTGCCAGAAAGACCTGCCTGCGGAACTGCCGCCTGGGTTGCGCCAAAAGTGGAACCCGTGGCGGCCAGTTTCGACGTCTGTTGCGCTGTAAGATTAGGAAAAAGAGAGCCGAGCACTTGAGAGCGTGCTGTATCGAGTTGCTGCGCACTGTTCGCGAGAGTCGCGGCCTGCGCCTCGCGCTGCGCCTGTAGCCGTATGCCTTCGTTACCGAAAAGGGTCCGAAGCATTGTGCCGCCTACTCCTTGGGCCGTCGATTTTCCTGTGACCATGCCAGACTGTTCGAGTCCGTGCTGGACAATCTGAGCCTCCACGTCAGGCGGAAGCGTCGCGCCTGATTTCAAGTCCGCTAACGCGGCGTCAACGAGTTTGTTCTTAGCGTCACTTAACCCCGGAGTGGGGGTCAAGGCAGTTTGGGCAGCCATACGGGCTACTTGGTCCGCCGGTGCATTCGAAGCTAGAATTTGGTCAAGCTGATTCTTGATTCCGCCCTCTGCGGCGTATCGAGTCTGTAACAGCGCGGGGTCAATCTGCCCTTGCAAAGCCAACTGCTGTTGGGCACGTTGAATGTCCGCGGTCGTTGCCTGTCCGCCGATGACAGACGGGTCAAGCGAATTGTAAACAAGCTGTTGCTGTTTCTTAATCGCGTCCAACTGCATTTGGGTAACATCCTTCGATGCCGACGCCTGAATCGCAGAACCGGCAATCTGACCAACGAATCCTAAAATATTACCCATGGAATTAAAAAGTCTTTGAATAACTCTCCGAATGAAGTTTATAGCCGCGGACGGCGTAAATTCTCCGAAGAATTTCCGGTTGAGTGTGGGCACTCAGGCCCATGTAAACGTGTTTGCACCCTTGGTGCTTGCAGAAAATTTCCCAAGTGCTGAGTAGCGCGAGGCCGACTCCAGATTTTCGGTGCTGGTCCGCTACAACCCATAGGAGTTCGTAGCTGTTGATTTGGTTTGGGACGTATATGGATTCCCGAAGTTCTCCGCAAATGTATCCGAGCGCCGCACCGGTGTCACTGTAAGCCGCGAAAAAACTGAACCGAGGATTACACATGGCCTGCTGCGCAAGGTTCTTCGCGATGTTGCCGGGAACCGGGTGTTCATCAACGTCGATGTTCTTGACCGCCACTTGAGGGCCGATAACCGCGACAGCGGCATAGATTTCGTCTTGCCGGTCCACTGCTTTAATAGTGAAAGGAATAGCCATCCTTTAAAAGTTACCTGTTCCTCATTGCTTGTAGAGCGCCCAAAGAGCCAGTTGAGGCGGAACGGTAATCGAGCTAGGGGCGCCCGCCAGAGTCACCGTTTCACCGGACGTTACCAAAGAAGTCTGGGGACTCACCCCCGGAGATGTCGGAAAGTTGCTGGCTGGATTGACGCCGGGGTCCGTCGTCGCGCCGACGAGCACCCGCCCTCGCCATGACTGGTTCGTGTCACCAAGAAACCCCCACCCCGGGTTCTGGGCCAGGGCATCCTGCAAAAGCTCCGTGACAACCTGCTTCACGTCGCCTTTGACGCCGTCCACGGTGCGCCATGCGGACCGTTCCCACCAGATTAGAGTCTGTATGTCCGTATCGTAATACTGCTGCAAATTTTCCGGAGAAGTCGGACGCTGTGCCGTGGTTCCCGAGCGAACTATGGGACTGATTCCCTCCCAAGAGAGCGTGACCGAATTCCATTGAAACCATCCGATGGTCGCGCCATGAGATGAATCAACATCAGTCGCGTCCTTCTCGGTCTTTAGCCATACTTCGGGGTCATGAGAGGACGGCTGAGAATTCCCAATCCAAAACGGAATAGTGAATGACGATGATATATCTTGAGGAACATATCGCTTGGTTGCCTCATCCCATACCCACCATTGAGTTCCGCCTTTTAACCAAGGCCCGACATTAGACGTAGGTTCAATGTCGCCAATGAAAATGAAGTTAGCCCCTCCAGGAGATAGTATCTTAAACCGGCGAACCATTTCGGCGGCTAGGTCATTTGGCCCTCCCCGGAAAGTTGCCGGGAGAGGAGACATTTGGATTAACAGGTTCGTGTTTTGAAGACTCATATAGTGTTCAGGTCAATTAGGACTTCGTCTTCCGAAGAAGTGACTACCTCTCCAGAACTGGATGTGTTAACAGTTGATTCGCAAATCGGGGGTGACACGTATTCGATACGCGGCTTACGAAGAAATAAATTGTCTAAAATTACGTTCATCCTGTGTGTTCGAGACCGAGCCCCACCGAAATAATCGACGGTAGCATCGCTTGTAAATCTTTGTCTGCGCGTTTCGTCGCAACGATGTTCGCGACACGGTCCGCCGCTGCTTGTGAAAGTATACTGGACGCAAACCCAATCCCGACGGCCTTGAAACCGTCCTTCTCCAACACTACCGTTTTGCTGGACGTATAAAAAGACTCAGGCGCGAGGGACAAAGCGTCAACCACTGACTTGAAATTGTTGGACTTAGTCGCGAGCCCGTCGTATCGAACGGCGTTGAGACACGACTCCGGGCAAAACGCTTTCGGATTGCCCGCCGGATTTTCCGGCTCGGGCAGCGAGAACGCCCGAATTTCTCGAAGGGTGCAAGGCCCGTGTCCGACTACAAGAAGCTGGAATGAGCGGTCGATGTTCGAAATTTTTTCGCGTTCAACCCCGGTTGACCCGTCGTTCGTGAGAACAGATTGTTGGTCCGCATCGACTGTTTGAATCGTCCGAGATTGCGGCTTAAACGCAAAGATTTCCGACTGCATCGTAATCTCGGTGTCAGCATCCATCGAGCCTCGTAGCGCCCGAATCAAAGTGTTGGCGACGGGCTTGAATGCGCCGGAAGTCCCCCCGGCGTAAAAGACTCCGAAATCGAGGTCTTCTTCAACACCCGCGACGGTGAAGTCGGCCCACTGGAAGCGGACTTTGAACCCTGGGGGTTTTCCGGTTTGAGAAGTGGTTCCAAAATAACCGCGAGTAAACAAGGCCCAAGTAATCGGGCATCCATTGTCCAGCCGGTTTGGATTAAAGGCTTCCCACAGACGATTTTTACCGTCGTAATCCACAGACACATGGAAAATACGTTCTTGTCCGGCGAAAATCCCGGAAGCCCATTCAACGGGACGAGTGCCAAGCCAGTATCCAGACCATGATGGGCCGGATTCGTCGCTGAGGGTCGAAAGCGATGCGTGATTTAAGACCCAAGTGTGACGGTTGTGGGTATCCTCCGCCGGAACACTCATCAAGAGGTATTGACCGTATGCGCCAGCCGCTACTTGACTCAAATCGTCCGATAGAACGACTTTACTGGTCAACATTTCGTTGTCGCGCACCGGCAACCGACTCGTAAGCTTGCCCGAGGTCGCGGGGTCATAGATGGATACTCCCGAGGGGGAGAACCAGACCACTTGACCGTAATGAGAGAGCGCCGAGCGGTTCGAGAGGCATCCAACTTGTACAACTTCCTCCTGAAAGTTCGGGGTCGTAGGCCACGAGTCCCGATTTCGGATGTTCGCTTGCAAAATTGAGCCATTGACACCCGTGAAAACCATCAACTGGGGCGACTCGATGCTTGGCGTCGGGACCATGGCCGTAACTTCGCTTACGAAAAAGAACGCGGACACGCCACCGAGGTAAATTTGTTCCCGAAAACTGAATGGGTTCGCGATGTCACTGGCAAAAACCATGTTGTCATTCGCAACCCATAGGCGGTCGCCCACCCAAGCCATCGGACCCCCGGCGGGAGTCTCGAAAAGGTTGCCCTTGATGTGTCCCGAGTTCGAGCCGTCATACCACCCCGGCGCGGTGAAGCCCCCGTCCTGGATCATCAACACACTTTTCGGTTCGATAACGGTGATGGTGGACGCAAAATCAGTCGTGTCTCGCTTCGCGGCCTGAGTCGTGAGCGCCCAATAGATTTGTTTCGCAGTCGGAGAGAACTGGAGACCTTCGATGACATGAAATTCAGTGTATGGAAAACTGGACGCGTAAATTTTTCCTGCGACAGCAACCAAAATCTGTTCTTCGCCGAGCACCGGATGAAATCGAGCGACACCCTGAAGCTTCCCATCTGGAAAAGTGGCTAAACAATGGTAGCCGGGGCGGCAAGACCAGAGCCCGCCGAGGTTCAACATATTGATTGCCATCCAGCTTGAGCCTAACGCAACCTGGGAAGGCGACACATCCGATTCGCACCCGAGCAAAAAAGTCGAGTCGATGTCGATTGTCGAATTAGGAGGGTTAGACGTTTGCATTATGCGAGTGTAAACCCTATGATATCAATCTGCGTATCTAAAGGAGCTAGGTTGAAATTTTCGAGAGTCATTCGGACTCCTGTTCCGGCTGCGAGATATGTCCAGGGACCGATTCCTACAGGCATAATCACGGGGAGGGTAGAAATATTTCCTCCTTCCCAGTCATTGACCCGAAAATCGTTAGCGTTCTCTCCTTGAACGCCCGGAGAACCAAAGCCTATGCTTACCCCAATGGGTGAAACCAATACCGCGATTCCATTAACTTTGGCGACTAATACACCAGCGGCGATTTCAAGCCGTAAAACGTCATTCACGACGGCATGGGGCATGATTGCCGAGGTTAATACCGTGGTAACTCCGTTCACCGAACTAAAAATATATCCGGTGCTATTGATAGCTTCGATATAAAACCCATAGAAAGATTCGAGGTTTGTTCCCGCATTTACATACACTGCGGGGCCGAGGCCCGCCGGGTTCCCAGTAGTATCCACAGCGGTTACGCGCACCTGAGAGTATTGATTCGCCTGCCAGTTAGGGTCCGAAAATCCCATCACAGCCCGATTATCAAATGGTCCATTCGTAGCAACTCGAAGTTGATTGCCGATACTGGGAGAAAGCACACCATACATCGGGGTCCATAAGGGATTTATTACGGGATTAGTAAAGTCATCCGTCACCGAAAACACCGGGGGCGGAGGAAGAACTGCCCCTGGGGCAAATGGCGGGTTAGGAAAGAGTACAAAATAGTTGTTATCTGGGAAGGGGGTCGTCCATAAAAAATCTATCGCGGTTATTCCGGGAGAAATTGTTGTGATGGACCGTAATGC